GCTATCTATCTCTACGACATACGACTGGTCAGGGACAGGGCCAACGTAGATGGTGTTTTGTCCGTAAACAGAGAAACACACGGGTCTGCCGACATAGTTCTGCCAGTAACGCAGTTGAGCATTAAAGTTTGACCAGGGCAGATACCGCAGTGGAATACGGCTGTTACCCCAGTAAACGTTGACGTTCAGGATGTCGAGTGTTGTGCCAGTAGCAATAGTGGCATAGGGGATAACTTCCGCAGGGCCAGAATATTGCAAACTGGCTGTGCCATCTGTAAAAGGGGTAGAAGGTGGGAAAGTGTAGCCAGAAGCGGGATAAGGTGGAGGTGTAGTACTGAGAACACCACCAGTTACAACTTCATAGATAAAGATGTTGTTGAATAAGAACTGACCCGCAGTAACAGTAGCACCCGCAGTCCAAACGGTTGCGGGTACTCCTGTACTAGAAATTGGAGTGGCAGTAATTTGCAGGGTACGTAAGCACCCAGTATCTCTCGCTACTCGCTCACGGGCATCGTTGATGTAGTCCGTTAGCTCCGAGGTTGACCAGAAGACAGAGTTTGCATCATGCAATAACCGCTGTACTTCCGTGATGTAGGAAGAGAGAGTTGCCATGTTACCTTCATGTTATGCAACCCTCTGATTGACCTTTCCCCCAACGGATTTCTCAATCCGTAAGGGTACTACGCCAACCGCCGAGGGTAACGAGCGGTTCTTTGTTGGAGGCTCTGAAGAAATATACACCTTCTTCAGATTCTCCATTGCTTCTTCAAGTTCGCTGTGGAGTCGTATCATGCCCAACTGGACTAGATACTTCTCCTTGTCCTCATCTCCGTAACCAAGCATGTGCATGGCAGCAGGGACAGTCAATTCAACTGTCTTGCCGACAGGAAACTCATAACCGACATAGTGGTACTCAGCGTACAAGTCTTTGTCGGTGTTGTTGGTTACATAAACGAGGTCTGTCATAGTGTTACAACGTCACCGTACACAGTAATATCAACAGTGTTGTTTGCTGCTGCCGCTGTATTTACACACACAAACAAAGGACTTGTATAGATTTTTGTTGACGTATTTGCTGTCAACGCAAGGTCTTGATACAAGCCTGTGCCAGTAATGTTTGAAAGAACAGTTGCATTAGAAACTGCGTTTGCCAAGTTACCATCATTGCTTGTGAAGATGGTAACGTTGGCAGCGGCAACACTTCCGTTGGCATTAAAAGCAGTAATACGGCGAACGATGTAGCCAGTACCGACAGTAGCAATTGTTGCCACAGCATTACCAGTGCTTCCCATCGCAACGGGAGGATTGGTAGAGCCAACAGCAAAATTGCCGAAACCGTCTGGGTACAGTGAGCCTACATGGTTTGCGTTCATACTGTCTCCTTAGCTTGTGTAGGTGCTGTTTGCATTGATACCACCATTGATGGTCAATGCAGTAACTGCACCTGCGCCAGCAATAGTAGATTGTGCAAACACGTTCACGCCATCAGACAAAATCATGCCGCCAGTGTTGTTGGCAAGCAGAGTTGTGATGGATGAGCCGTTATTTGCAGTAATCACTACGTTAGCAGCGGGGAACAGCATATAAGTACCAGCAGGAATCACAGTGCCAGCGTTAGCGGCAGTCAGTGAAACATTGGAGAAGTAAGCACCAGCAGTGTTGGTGGTTGCATTCGCCAGAATGATTTTATTCATTGCTAAAGCCATGTCTTTTTCTCCTTACAGTGAAAGGTAGTTGTAACCCGTCACCTTGGTCATGGCTTTGGGTTTGACGTTCACCAATTCGGCAATCATCAAAACCGCACCGACATAACCAATTTGCCAGTTGGGGAGAGTGGACTCAAAGCCTGTAAACACGAACGAACCTTGCTCATGGATGTACAGAGACAAGTAGTTAGTGTTCAGGAAGTACACAGTACCTTCTGGGCAGTAGGGGTCTGGATAGATAGGTACGCCAGCAACCATCAAAGCACGGAAAGCTGCTTGAGGGCCATTGGTTTCACCGTCAAAACCTGCACCTGGGGTGATAACGTATTGCTCTTGACCAACAAAGTCTTGAGCCAACAGTGTCCAAGTACCGAAACCGCAAACACCGAACGAAGGCATTTCAGCACCGTTTTTGACAGTACCAGAAATGTATTGCAGGATGTTTTGACGGGTTGGGTTCACAGAGCCAGCGGCATACTGTGAGGATTTCCACCAAGTGTAAGTGCCACGGTCAATATTGCCGTAAGTACCAGAGTTAGCAACAGCAGCGGGCAAGCCGATGAATTGTTGTGTATTGCTGGTGTTGGTGTACAAGGCAGTTGCCATTGCATCCATCATCACGTTGGTTGCATCGTTCATACGAGCTTCAATCAACGGAATAATGGCGGCATCTTGCTGAACTGCGCCTTCCATACCGAGGAACGGCACGGGAGAAATCATCAGTTTCAGGTCGAATTCAGCGTTGTAAGCACCTTGTTGGACTGACGGCTGGGCAAAAGAGCCACTGTAGTCAGACCATTGAGCGTTCACAAACTGTGCGCCTTGGACAGGAACGGTTACAGAAGACACACCGCCAGAGGCTGACTGACTGTTGGCAATCAGAGCCGCCATCAAGGGCGTGGAGTTGTAAAGCTGGACAACCAGCTTGGGAATAAAGGCTCTACGAGTTACATAAGTCAGTTCATTGAACTGTGCTGACCCTGTAGCTGGTAGGATGCCGCCGCCAATAGCCATAAGGCCTCCTTACGTGGTTTAAAAAATTACCCTCTTACAACCCAATAGGACGTTGCGGTTTCCGCAGGTCATTGAGTGCATTCATAGCCTCATTCCGTGCAGCGGCGGCTGGATTCTTCCAATACTTGTTCAAGTCAAATTGCTTGACAGCACTTGGGTTGTATCCAGTTGAAGTAGGCACTGCTGCCTGTTTCATCCACTGATGGTACTCAGCCGCTGTTTCGTGGTTAGTGATACCACGCTCCAACATGATTTTTTCTACATCACCGACGTCAGATTCGTGAGAAATCAAACCCTTTTTCATCAAAGACTGACGGCGTTTTTGCAGTTCTTCAATCGCTTCTTTTTCCCGCAACTTAGCTTCCAAGGCTTGCACACGGTCTTCCGAGCGGCTGACCGCACGGTGTGTGTAATCTTCAATGTCAAGTTCAGGGATAGGAAGGTCAGGCTTGACCCGCTTGGTCATACGCAAGAAGTCTTTGCGAGTTTCTGGGTTTTCCGCAAGAGTTTGTGCAAGTGCCGCCAACTCATCACGGGCTTCTAAGGACAGATTTTCTAGTGACATAAAGTTACCCTCTTTATACGATTAAATTACACGCTTGCCATCGCCTGGCTTTTGGACAGCCATGCTGGACTTGTTCAGTTTATTGGGGGCACTCAAGCCACCAAACTGAGAAAAACGGGGGGTGTTGGTGACAACGCCATTTTGTTGGTTGTTGTCAGTTGGTTTGCGAGGTGCTGCTGCGCCACGTGGTTTGAAGAGTTCCATTTTGGTTCCTTACATTGGGGGAGGGGGAGGCATACCGCCAGCGGGAGGCATACCAGGGATAGGTGCTTGAGCCATTGCTCTGCCTTCAGGGGTAGCACCACCCGCCTGTGGCAAGGTTTGCAGTAACTGGAGAATTTCAGATTGCTGTAATTCGTCAGTTTTGCCTTTTTTCTGACCAATCAAACCGCTAAGTGCCCGAATAGCGTTGAGGGTTTTCTTACCCTCTTCTGAAACGGAGCCAAAAGCGGGAAGGGATTGCTCAAGCAAATCAATAGCCATACTTATGTTAATAAGTGCAGCTTCCTTATTTCCCATCTTGGGTTCTGGAGTGGACATGGGAGAAGCCATTGGAGGAGCTTCAGGAGCTTCTGCATCCATTTCTTCTGGCATCTCATTAGGGGTGGGTGCGCCTGCAGCCGCTTGGCTGCCTCGCATTAACTCCATCAACTTATCTGGTGGAACACTCATAATCACTCCTTGCCGTGTTTGTAACCACTTACAAACATTTTGTCAATAGGTAGAGGGCATTTTTTGTCAGCCCTCTGTAGACATTACTTACGACCTTTACGGGCTTTGCGTCCCATACGAGCCATTTTTGGAGCCATTTTTGCTTTTCCGTACATCATGATATTTCCTTTTACAAGGCCACCTCAAAGGGGAGGCAGCCACACCCTTTCCTTGCGGAAATCTTGAATCAACGGCGGCACTTACGTGAGCTTTTTGTCTTCATGTTCATCTTGAACTCCCATATTGTTTGCGGTTAGAGTCACGTTGACTCCTTCCGTAGGAGGTTTTATACCCTGTTTGACGCATTGTCAAGTTGGGTGGTGCTTCATTCCTTTTCAAGGAGGCAGTGTCTACCCGTGGTTGGTCAGCCGTAGGCTGTGTCATGCCAGTTGTGTTTGGAGCCATCATCCCACCTTTTTCAAGTCTGGTTTACCTTCTGCCTTTGGAGGTTGCATTTGTTGCATTTGCTGCTGCATAGCCTGTTGAGCTTCTTGCTTTTCTTCTGCTTTTTTGAGTCTATCTAACAACAATTGTTTCATTGGCGGCTCAATCATGTCAAGCAAGGACTCTTTGTCGATTACGCCAGCTTGGAACAACTCAAACGCCATCTTGCGGCTGTCTTCCATAAAGATGGGTGAATTTGAATGGGCATCCACCTTCACCACAAAGTCACGGGTAAACTGGTCGGCAATGAATTTCAGTCCAAGTGCGTCTGTGTAGTGGGTGTTATCGTAGACCTGCATACATTTCAGGTACAGGGTAGCCATCTTTTCTAGGCTGTCTTCAATAACAAGGGCACGTTTCTTGGCTCGGCTAGAACCCAGACGGGCAAGTTGGGAAGCGTGACCAGAAGAACGGACACCTGCTTCACCACGGCCTTGCAAGACGCTGACGATACCAGATGCCTCTTCAAACATCAGGTCAACTTCACCAATCTCACGGAATAAATCAGGTGGAATAGTTGGTGCTAACTTCTCGACTTTAGCGTTTGGCATGTCGGTTGCTAGCAAGCCACCAGCACGGTTGAGAGCAAAGTTCTTCTCATCCAAAATGCCTGTAAAGCCAATCAGGGCGGTAGGTGGGCTGACTTGTTTGGACAGCAAGTCCAAGATTTCCGTCATTCGTTTGTTGCGTAACTGCTGGAGGTAGACCAGACGCTGAACCTCGGACGCACCCCAGTAGTAGTCGTACAGGGGGTTGGGGCAGATTTGGATGAAAGGCAACTCACCTTTCAAGAACATGCTCTCGCCAGAACGGTCATAGATGATGACGTTGGGGTCGGCTTTGGTTACAACTTGGTAATCTTTGGTCTCGTCATTCCACACCCAGAGTTCAATCATCTCGATGGTGTCTTCGGAGACTTGGGCTTTGTAGGTGGGGTTTCCCGACAAGTCTAGGTTGACGTTACCGTACATGGTCGGGTTGGTTTGGGACAGGATGATGCGTTGGATGCCACTGGCAATCTCGGTACGCTCATGCTGCGAGGACATGACCCGTTTGACGATGGCATCTCTGTCTGGGTGGGAGTAGAGTCTGTCGAACAACTCGGACTTGGTGATGTAGTAGGAGTGGACAAGGGCTTCTTGCCTGTCAGTGTAGGCACTGTCTTCACGCAGTACGCCAATACAGGCGGGTTCCACCATGTAGGGGTGGATGCCGTTGTTGATAACGAGTTTGACAAAGGTTGAGTTGTAGCAAAGTGACCACGTGACTGCGGTTGAGAACACTTGGTCAGCGTTACTATTGAGCCATTCGTCATTCAGAGCTTTGCTCAGAGTCGGAACCTTAATCTGCTCGTCCTCGGAGACAGCCGCACCCGTGTGGATAGAGAACTTGGTGGTTTCTGCTGAGTACAGGAACGAGGTCAGTTGGTCAATGTGCGGATAAATCTTGTTGTAGATGGCGGGTACGTCATCAGGAGCGTTACCAAACAGGTAGTAGCTACGTAAGGATGAGTAATCGACTTTACGTTGCTCACGGCTGACGAGACATTTTTCTATCAAGTCGAGATAGAACTGTTCTCTAGCAATCGGCTCTTTAGGTATTCTCATTTTCTCACCTGTAAGTT